CAACCGATACAGTAATGTATCAATTTTAATCTGAAATAAGGAGTCTTACATGGCTACTACATCTGAAATAATTAAAGCAAGTGCTACAGAAAAACCATTGTTAAATAAATTAAATTTGACATTAGGTATTGCTCTGTATTTAATATTCTATTCATTTATTAGGTGGTATGAAGGCGTTTACGGCTGGTCTGCGGGATTAGACTCATTTGCGCCCGAATTTGAAACCTATTGGATGAATATGTTGTATATCGAAATCGTTGCAGAAGTAGTATTATTTGCAGGTATTAATGGTTATATTTGGAAATCTCGTGATCGCGCAATGATTGCTGGTGCGGCATTAGCTCCTCGTGAAGAATTACGTCGTCATTTTACTCACTGGACATGGTTGGTTTGCTACGGTTGGGCTATCTATTGGGGTGCTAGTTACTTTACCGAACAAGACGGTACATGGCATCAAACTATCGTTCGTGATACTGACTTTACTCCAAGTCATATTATCGAATTCTATTTGAGTTATCCAATCTATATCATCACTGGTACAGCTAGTTTTATGTATGCAAAAACAAGATTGCCTACTTATCAACAAGGTTTACATTTGATGTATTTGATCGCGGTTATCGGTCCTTTCATGATCTTACCGAACGTTGGTTTAAACGAATGGGGGCACACATTCTGGTTTATGGAAGAATTATTTGTTGCTCCATTACATTATGGGTTTGTATTTTTTGGTTGGGCTGCTCTCGCAGTAATGGGTGTTGTGAACACCGAAGTAATGGCAATTTCTAAATTATTGAAAAATGATTTAGTATAAGTTAGAAGAAAGGAGGCTTTAAGCCTCCTTTTTTAATATAAATTTTTATTTTACCTAAATACAATAAAATATTTTTATTTAACGGTAGAATAATGAGCGAATTAAATGATTTCCTAAACCTTGTATCAGAAGCAAAAAAAGAATCTGAAAGTAAGATAGGCAATCATACGATTATCGATTTGTCAGAAAAGATTAAAACTAATCCATTTTCTAATTTATTAGAAACTACAAAAATTATAGCGCCAGTTGCTGAAATTCTAACAGAAAATCCAGTATCCGAGCCGTTTCCTCAAAAAATAACTCCTCTCAAAAAACCAAAACTTCAGCGAGTATCTTTAGATTTCAAGGATACATCTTTTCTTGATATTTTAGAATCTGAGATAGTTAAATCAAAAGAACAAGAAAAAGAACAGCAAGTCAAAGAAGAAATATTTACTGAATTTTTTGAATCATTAGCTGTTAATCTGAACCCGATTGAATCTACCGTTACTGATGATTCAATTGTTGAAACAGAATCAATCAGGGATAATGAAATTTTACCTGATGTTGATTTAGGCGAAATTGTTGTTGAAGATAATGTTGTAGATGATAGTATATCGGTTGCTGAAATTTCAACTCAATCCATTGTAGCGCATCCGGATGAACAAAAAATTGTAGAAGAAATAAAGAAACTGGATTTAACTGATCCGTCTCACTACGATAAACTGTTTAAAACAAATACAGACCATTTTTCTCAACCAGATGCGCCTAAAATTGATCCGACTATTAAAGCTTTAACTGATAAAGTTAAATATATGGAAGATTGGTTAACCAAAATATCCATGGCTGGTCCAGGATCCGGTGAAGTTAATCTTAGATATCTAGATGATGTTGATAGACCTAGTATCTATGATGGTCGATATTTACGGTACAATGATTCCATCAAAAAATTTGAGTTTGCGGAAGTAAATCCTCATGATATTATCTACACCACCACATTAGTTACCACACCAACATACACAGTAGATAACGATGATTATTATATTGGTATAGATTATGCTGGTCCAGTAACAATAACATTACCATTAACACCAAGTTCAGGTAGAATGTTAATTATAAAAGACGAATCTAGTAACGCAGAAACTAATCCTATTTTAGTCCTAGGCAATGTAGATAACGATGCTGGTGGATTCATTATTCAAACTAATAACGGTGCCACTCAATTAATATACAGAAGTGGTTGGAGAATTGTATGACCTATTTGTTTAAACCGTATGATGGCGAAATTAAAAATGATATTGGTAATCCCATACCAGTTTCATTTCCTAATGGAGTATCAGATGCATTTGGTAGACAACGAGTATCTGAGCCATTTACATTGGGTGATTATAAACATCTATATGGAATTGATCCTACCTTCATTGATAAATCTGCTAATGGTGGGTCAATAACCTTTGTTAAAAATAAAGCGTGTTGTACCATGACAACCACTAGTGATCCTGCTAGTTATATTGTACACCAAACCAAATTCTATCATCATTATATGCCTGGCAAGTCACAAGTAATAATGAGTAGTGTCAACTTTGGTCTTCCTACAGCAAATGTCATTAAACGTACTGGATATTTTGACGATAATGATGGTATCTATTTTGAACAAGCTGGCGATGGTACATTGTCATGGGTTATAAGAAGTTTTGTTTCTGGCGCTCCAGTTGAAGTTAGAAAAACTCAATCAGAATGGAATTTAGATACGGTATCATGGTTAAATATTGCCAACACGCAATTAGTAGTGATCGATTTTCAGTGGTTGGGCGTTGGTAGAGTACGTGTTGGATTTGCACATCAGGGAAATATTGTATATGTACACGAATTCTTACATAGCAATAATTTACCAACCGTTTATATGAGTAATCCAAATCTTCCTGTTAGATGTGAGATTAGAAACATCGGTACTACTACTGGTGGTTCTATGGATCAAATCTGTTCTACTGTATTCAGTGAAGGTGGATATGTTGAAGCTGGACAGGATTGGTCATCGAGTACACCAACATTAAAAACAATCGCTGCTGGCGTTACTGCGCCAGTTATGGCAATTAGATTAAAAAATACTTTCCAAACATATTCGAATAGAATTATTGTTCGTATGGGTAATTTGAATGTATTCAGCGATGGTGCCAATATTAAATGGCGATTGATAAAATTACCAGCACAATCTTATCTAACAGGTAATACATGGGTAGATGTTAATTCTGGTTCTAGCGTTCAATATAACGTTACTGCTACTGCATGGACAGATGGTCAAGAAATGGATGCTGGATTTGTTGGTGCATCAACTCAAGGTAGTCAAAAAGCTGGCGGAGCACCTGCGAGTAATTTACCGTCAACTGCAAAGAAAAATTACATAGTACAAAACTTTGATAGTACGGATTCCGAGATATTCCTGGTAGTTGCATCAAATTTAGGTGCACAATCTACTAATGTTGGGGTTGCCATGCAATGGCGTGAAGTATATTGAACAACTGAGATAAGGAATATGGATGAGATATAATATTATATGCGAGGAGTGCGATTCAGAATATCAAATTGAATACGAGCATGGAATGCTCTCAGATGATATTCAATATTGTACAGTATGTAAATCTAAAGTTGAACCTGAATTAATCTCTGAAGAAGAATAGAATTACAGAAGAGTGATCCTCACTCCCTAGGAAACCTCCAGTAGGAAACCTCCAGAAGAGTGATCCTCACTCCCTAGGAAACCTCCAGTAGGAACTCTAATAATTCTACTGGAATATCCATTCAATAATCCAGTAGAATAACCCAAACAATTACTCCAGTATAATCTCTTCAGTAAGAATATCCATTCAATAATGATCGATTCCAGCTCAATCCCAAAGAAAATCCTGTTTTTTCTCTAAAATTAACAAAAATCTCGTATATTACCCTTATAGTAAAAATCATCGAAATTTTAACCGCTTTTAACCGCTTTTCCCGACCTGTTCGCTACTAAATCCCGACTTTTATCAACCAAATTTAATATCTTATCAATTTTTTAATTTTTTCTACTTAAATGTAATGACTTTCTTTGAGTATTCCAATCATTAAACTCCAATCAATAAACTCCAATCATTAAACTCCAATCATTAATTGCATTAATCCAGTAATAAACTCCAATCAATTACTGCTGAATAATAATTCTACTGGAATATCCATTCAACAATCCAATCAATAAATATTGTTATTTCGATACCAATATAATGAATCAATGGATCTATAACTCTCTTCCTCTAACTGAAATCCCACAAAATGCTGTTGGCTTTGTCTATCTAATACATAATCTCCAAAATAATAAAAAATATATTGGTAAAAAATTTTTCCACTCCACTAAAACAATCCAAAAAAATAATAAAAAAAAGAAAACTAAAATAGAATCTAACTGGAAATTATATAATGGCTCTAATCAAAATCTTCTAAATGATATCCAAATTAATAATCCAATACTAATAAAATCTATTCTCTATCTCTGCTACTCAAAATCTCAATGCTCCTATCTAGAAGCTCTAGAACAATTTAAATGCAATGCGATTCTGTCTGATGAATACTATAATGACTGGATCTCTGTGAAAATTACTAGGAAACATATGATGAAATACCAATTACAATCTATTAATTCGGAAATTAATGCTTGACTTTTTTGAGTGTTCGTAGTATAATAAAAACTGCTCAAAAATGCTGAAATTAATGCAGAAATTGAAAAAGAAAAATTACTAAGTAGTCTAAGACTTTTATACGATTTTTTTAGACAAAAATCTCCCAGCATTATCCAATCATTTCCAGTATTAATCAGCATTAATCAGCATTATCCAATCATTTACAGCATTAATCAGCATTATCCAATCATTTCCAGCATTATTCAATATTTTTTATACCTAAAGAGTTTAGAAATCAAAAAGCAGTAATGCGCCGACATAACCGCTTATTATTGAATTACTGTTGGATTACTGTTGGTAATTTTTAATTACTGTTGATTTGTTTTATATTTAAAGGATCTTGATAGTTTTTCCCCATTACTTTTTGTTACTTGATTAGTTAATTCAAATTCCGCAATAGTATTAGCAAAGTTATTAATAAGAATTTCAGTTGTAGTCGAGTATATTATATTGGGATTTGTCAGAGGTATGGATTCAGATACAGTCCATACCGAGGCAGTAATAGTTTGGTCAGGTAACAGCCATAGATCCCAGGGCACAGAGGTAAATTCAACGGTGCCAGAGGTAGTGGTATCTTGTTGCCAATCAGGTTCAGTATTATCCGTTCTACCTGCTGTAGAACATTGGTAGTAATAGCCATTATCGACACTAGGTTTACAGATATCGCCCAGACGATAGATTGAGTTTGGAATAAACGTTATTGGAGCCCAATAGACAGATACTTTAGTAATATCATCTGGATCGATATATCCAGCGATTTTTAGCGGACCTTTTTGAGTTGCTGAGTAGATTTGCATTTATTTACCTTTAATTAGAAATTTTTGGTGTATAGATTTAATAATAATAGAATTATCGGGATTTTGTATTAGTACAGAGTTATCCGGTTTTTTGACAAGAACCTCTAGATCAACTATAGGAGAGATTACTTGTTTAGTATTATTTGTTATTAGTATTGTTTGTGGATTAGATTTAATTAGATATTCATTAGGAATATATTTAATTAAGATAAGATCATTTTTACCAAGTTTAACAACATTTAATTTTGCTGATTCGGATACTATAGTACCCGCAATGGCATTTAAGCGTATTTGTGTAGATAGATCGCACTCTGTTGAAACAACACCCGTATTGTATACATTTAGGTTTATTTGTGTAGATAGATTTGTAGTTGCAGCAGATCTTGTAGTAACTGTTGATGCTAACCGGATAGCAGTATCAATAGATGCTAGATTATTAACTGTGCAGGTATCTATCGATGCTAGACGTATAGCAGTTGATAGATTTGCAGTTGCAGCAGATCTTGTAGTAACTGTTGATGCTAATTTAATAGCATTGATTAGTTGCGCGGAGTTATTAACCGTACAAGTATCAATAGATGCTAGACGTATAGCAGTTGTTAGAGCAGCATTATTCGTTGTTGTTCTAACAGAAACTGTTGATGCTAATTTAATAGCATTAATTAGTTGCGCGGAGTTATTAACCGTACAAGTATCAATAGATGCTAGACGTATAGCAGTTGTTAGAGCAGCTAAACTAGCAGATCTTGTAGTAACTGTTGATGCTAACCGGATAGCATTAATTAGTTGCGCGGAATTATTAACCGTACAAGTATCAATAGATGCTAGACGTATAGCAGTTGTTAGATTTGCAGTTGCAGCAGATCTTGTAGTAGCTGTTGATGCTAACCGGATAGCGTTAATTAATTGCGCAGAGTTATTAACCGTACAAGTA